CTTTGCACCTAGATACGCATCATCGAATAGGTCGAATGTAGCCTCTGCCGCAGATGCACTGTTAGCGGCATTAGTAGCAGATGTCGCCGCATTTGTCTCAGAAGTAGCTGCATTAGTCTCAGAGGTGGCAGCATTTGCTTCCGATGTTGCGGCATTAGTCTCGCTAGTTGCCGCATTGGTTTCGCTTGTAGCGGCATTTGTTGCGCTTGTAGCGGCAGCCGATGCACTGTTAGCCGCATTGGTGGCTGACGTAGCGGCGGTCACTGCGTCCACAATCAATTCGAAGTGGTCGGTGTCAGTCAGCAAGTCCCCAACAACAGAGTCAGCCACACATATATACACATTATCTAGCTGAGCTGCCGTGGTAGACTTTATAAGGTCACGCTCTTTGTAAGCAGCAGTAGTCGTGGTAGTGTCTGTGCCTTTGTAAGTGCCAATCTCTTGCGTAACAGCCAAGTCACCGTTGCTGTCAAACGCGAAGATTTTATTAGCCCGGTCACTAGCCCCAACAGTAAATTCCGGGGTGGTGATAGTGTTTGTCTTAGATACCTTGATAGCCCGGTCAAGTTCTTCTTGTATTTCTTGCGCTAAGAACGTCACCCTATCCAGCGCATCTTCATGGGCGGCTGCTGGGAACGGGTCATTAGGAGTGTAGTCTGTGGTCTGAGTTTGAGCAGTGCTTCTTAAAAGCACCACAGTCTCGCCAGATACAGGAGCAGTAACGAAGGTTATGTTGCCGCCATTAGCATTTCCCACGCCAGAAACAGTGTAGTCTGTGGTCTTTGTCTTGGTTGTCTCATTGCCAGTCGCGTCAGTACGGACGATAACTGTAATATCGTCTTCATCGAATATCTTGAAAGTATAGGCGAATACAGTGGTTGAGCTGTCTCCGCTATAGCTATTCTTTGTTGTGGTACTGCTTACTGTCATATCTAACTCCTATGGAGATTATACTGCATTTTCTTTGTTTGTTAAAGGAAAAGCCCTAACGCACGAAAACGCTCGGAGGATTTATAAACTCTTGGCCAGAGTCTCGCTTCATTCTTCTTTCCATTCGCTTCCAATAGCCAGGACTTGCGGCCTCTTGCAACTCGTACATAAACAGATAATCTACAGCTAGTTTTGTGTAGAATAGGTTTATAAAAGGAGTATTGCGAACCATTAGGCGGACAGACTCCGCAGCGCCATCATCTCCACTGCGGAATTTTGCGTACAACTTTAACAAATCCCCGGCTGTTCCTAAAGTCGGGCCAGCAAAAGTCTCCAAAGGAGACTGCCCAAATCTGTTAAATTCGCCAAATATAAAGTCCCCGTATATACCCAAGCCCCCACCTTGTATGAAAGCCCTCATAAATGTCTCTTTGTCTAGCAAAGTGTCATCGTTAAACACTTCCATAGGCTCTTTGCCCTTTAGTATGTCCTTTGTCGCATTAGCTATATAGCCCATCATGGTTGTGCCAATCATCATCTTGACGATGCCGTAATAGCCACCAGCTTCCTTTTGCCGTCCAAGACCTTTGGTAACGTAAGTGATTGGAAAACCTTTGAGCTGCATAATCATTCGTATTGCTTCGCCAGTAACAGTGCCCCGGGGCAACCCCTGGTTCATTATTGCTCGCTCTCTAGCGCCGGGTGTTGGGATTGCTGAGTCTGCGCTATCTGAATAATACGAAGCTATCTTTGTGCGCAGCTCGTCCCGGTATTCCTTCCGCATATCATCAGTGATATCTAGTGTGCCGCGTTGCTTAGATATAACCGCGTCTAACTCAGGCCCGGACAGCTCATCAATACTATCAGTAGTTAAGTATTTTCTGCCGTCTGCCATAGTCAGGTCTAGTTGACGAAGCAATGGCCATTCTAACTCTGTAATACCGTATAGCTTCAATAGTCGCTGGGTTTCTTTTGGTATTGAGCCGTATCCTTTTTGGGTGTACTGAGCAAGGTCTGCCGCAAGCATCCGAGCGACCCCTACCTTTTGCGTACTGTTCCACCACTGCATACCATTCAGTTTGAAGAACCTTTGTTGCATCCTAGACATCATGCCGGGTGCGCTGTCATTTGCACTGAAACGGGCGTGTATGTCTGCAAGCTCGTTTTCAACCCCGACATTCAACAAAAAGGCCAGCTCTTTTTGCTCTTTGCTATTAAACAACTTAAAGGTATCTCTAAGCGCCACCCCATAAGCGCTAAACACACTACGATTTGTGTTTGAATTTATAAACGCTGCTTTGGTCGCTATGTCGGAAAATGAAGATATTGTAGCGAACCCCAGCTTTGACATAGCTTGCACAGCTCTAAACCCAGCAGCAATCCCGGCATAAGTGACGCTTGTGTTAAGAACAGGTGCGCCAGCGCCAATAGCTCTTGTTGTGCCGTCCAATTCAGCAAACTGGTTTTTGAGAGACTTCTCCCCTATTCTTTCAAATAGCTTTGGCTTTCCTTTCGCCTCTTGCTTTATGTCCTCCAGAATAACCTCAAACATTTGCCTCGGGTTAGTGCCAAAGGTTTCAAGCAATGCTATTGATTGCGCATCGTGGCCAAACCCAGAATACACCGCTTCGCGCAAAGGCTGGCGGCTATATTCATTCGCATAAGAAAATGCAGATTTGCCGTCCTTAAAGTGCAGAATACGCTCTGCACTAAGTTTTTTCGCTAGGTTTGACATACCCTTAAAGGCAGTAAGTTCATTCTGTACGCCAGTGACCCCGTAAATGGCATCTGTTTTATGGTGGTTGCCGGAAACTAGATTGTCATATACGTCCCCCAGAAACTCATCCTCAGTCATAACCTGACCGAGTTTGTTTTTCGTGGGCATACTTTTGAGTGTTTTGTCTAAGTTTAACAAAGGTTTAATAAAGTTAATCCACTTTTGTTTGTCCTCTGGTGTACCCTTGCCGCGCATAAGCAAGGAGTCGTGAGCTTGACGAACAACATAACTTTCAAGCTCGCCAATGTCAGCGCCGCCCCTGTTCTTGCGGTCAAGCATTGTTTTTTGTGCCTTGCGGATTGCTTCTGCTATTAACCTTGCATTTGAGTTCTCACTCTTGCCGAAGCCGTCAAACAACTCCACATATATTTCAGCATCTAACTCCCCACTGCGAAACAACTCTAAAACATCGTTTCTTTTGAGGTCAGCTAAGAATGTGCCGGCGGTGTCGTTTAGTATTGCCTTGCCCTTTGCGTCCACACTAAACAGCCCACGCCTTGCATCACCAACCATTATAGCAGACAAAACTTTCTGGGGATTGTCCGGGTCTGCTTGTAAAGCAGTTTTAAGTCTGCCATACGCTCTAGCGTTTATCAGGGCGTTTCTTTTTTGCAGATACGCTTTGCGCCTAGCGCCTTTTGCTATGTCTTGCGCTTCTTTTATAAGGTCGTTTAAGCCAGTTTCGCCTATAGCGTTTTGGCCGCGCCTGTTAATCCTTTGCTGTATTATTTCCAGAACAGTGTCTATTTCTTCTTTAGATATAGGTGTCCCAAACTTTTTGGCTACATCAAGAAGCTCTGCTTTACAAACCTGTATTGTCATCCTGAAAAGTTCCTATTCATACAAACCGCACCAGCGCGAGCGAGTTCTTCATAGCCTTCTGACTTCGCAATTTGTTCGTCAGCAAAAGCTATCATATCCTTATCTTCCTGACGCAAAACCCCAGCAGCGTCAAACTGTTCTACATCTGCTTGTAATAATTCAGTTTCTTTTTTTAGCTTAGCTTCATCAATATCTTCAAGCTCAAGACCCCTCTCGTCTTGTTCTTTAACAAGAGGCATGGACTCCTTGTCTTGGCCTAGCCTGTAGTCCTCTATCCTAGCTTCTTGCATTATATTGAACGACTCTTGTTCCGTTAGCGGTGCGCCGTCTGTAACAGGAGTAGTATCTACAACATCATAATCCGCAAATGGGTCGGCTATATTAGACTCGAAGTAATCCTTGTTTTGAGAAACTTCCTCAATCAACCCCATAAATGTTTGGTCGTCCAGACCTCTTGGGTCGATGCCTAAGTCTTTAGCTACACGGGAAAGCGTTTCCGCATCGTCCGCTGCCTGTAAAAGCCCTGCGTCAGCATCTCTGTACTTTGGCGCACCACCTCTGTACTCGTCTATTAACGCATCTACCAGCATCCTCATGTCGCCAGTGTCCGGCTCACCCTCTACGGCTGCCGGGAAGAAGCCTTCCTCACGGGCAGCTTGAAAAGCATCATCAACTGTCATGCCGCCTTTTTTGTAAAGATTGCTGCCGAATACAGGTATTTGAGATTTCAGGTCATCTGCGCCTTGACTGTTCGGGTCGATTTTTATTTTCTTGCTCCGTATAAACTGTAATAAAGTTTGTGGAGCTTTAGGGCGTAATATGGGAGGCAGAAAGTCTCCCTTACGCTTTACGTCTGCTAAAGGCAACCCGGTCTCAGGGTCTATGTCCCGAGTCTCTACTGGTATTCGTTTTTCTGTTTTTATTTCGCCTGTCTCTGGGTCAATAGTCCTCTCAACCGCGCCTGTCTGCCTCTGTATGCGTTGGTTAGCTCTATCTATTGCAGACTTTGCCTCTGCCCTTTCTGACTGTATATGTAGGTTTGATACGTTTATTTCTTGGTCTGCTGTAGCTTGAGCTGTCGCTGCAATTAAGGCCTCGTTTTTGGCTTTAGACTTTTGTATCCTGTCGGACAACTTACCAAAGCCAGCATGAAGTCCTCCGCCCATAACTGTGCCAAATGTTAAATTTAAGAAACTATCCATAGCGGTATAGTCGCGGTCATTTTCTAAGTACGCTTGTCCAGCCACAATAGGCTCTAAAGCAGCCGCGCCTATAAACCCGTCTCTTGCGCCGGCAACAAACCTTCCCCCTGTTTTCCCATGCCTTTGCATCATAATGCCAAGTTTCGCAGCACCTATAGACGGTATAAATGCAGAAGCTATATTCAATGGGTCTAAAAAGCTACCAGCAAGCCCCACACCAAACTGAGCCGCCATCAAGCCAAAGCCGCCCCTTGAGCGACTTAGTGAAAGATTGATAGTGTCCCTTCTGTCTCTGCGTTCTGCAAGGAGCTGCGCTAAACCAGTGGTAATGCCATTTTTAGGTACTTCCATCCCTTCACGGTAATACTCGCTCTCTACATACTCTTGAGCAGTTAGCAAAGCTCCAGTTCTACCCTGACCTGTATGTTGCTCAAAAAACCTATTGGCTGCGTTCAAGGGGTTGTAATATAGTGTATCATCCAGGGTAGCACCCAAAACGTCTAATGTGCCGACCTTGCTGTTCGCAAAATACTGAGAGTGCGCATTGCCATCAAACTCTTGCTCTGGAATATATACTTCCATTAAAAGACTCTCTTGCTGATTAGGTTTTGAATTTCTTTTGTTCTTTGAGAGCCAATGAGGCTAACATCAGATTCAATTCTCAAAACATCGTCCGCCGTGCCAGATATGTCATCAAAGCTAACGAAAATAAATTGAGACCGAGCATCCCCTATAGGCTCGTTAGGGTCGCGCTTTCTCAACACCATGTTCCCGTCTGGGTCTACTAAGAATACGCCAGAATTGTCAGAAGTAGTCACCCAGTATCCGTCACTTGCAATTTCGGAGGCGTACTTTTGAGCAAGCACATCCTGGCTTTCGCCAAACTGCCCTTGCGGCACAGCAACCATTGTTGTTAATTCTTCAATCCCGTCCTTTAGGTTTCTTTCAAGTATCCGACCTATAACATCAGCTCTACCTTCCATTCCCTTCTTCATGCGGATTGGCTTCCCGTTCACAGAAGTAAAGCTAAATTGAGTGTTGACCACTGTTTCGATTGCCTGTTCTACTGCATCTTCTTGGCTCAAGCTGTCATCAGACAGCATATAATACATAGCGGTGTTTGCCACCACTTCGTTCATTTGCCCAACGTGCCGCATACGGTTTGATGTCGCGCCTCTGGGTAGTATTCCCCCGACATCACCGCCTATGATGCTGCCAGAATAGTTTGTGTTTTTACTGCGCACCAAGTTACGCATTTCTCTGCGTTCTGTCTGCGTAAATGTCTTTTTGAAGGCTTCCAAACTATCTTCTGTATTGGCTGCGTTTACAGCAAACATACGGGCATTGCCGGGGTTCACAATAACCATTTGGTCAACAAGACTTAAAACACCTTGCTCGGCTAGGTTTCTAAACATACGGTCTCTGTCTGCTATGTTGCCGCCAGCTCTCTCATCTAAAAACTCGTTAGCAAACTCAGACTTAGATATGTAGTCATCCTCTAGTGCGTTGAATTGCTTTTGGAACTGCTGCACATCACTATTCGAAAGCAACCTAACATTCTGGGGTGGAACACCCATAGCTATTTGCCTCTTTATCAGCTCATCTGAGGGGAGGTCTGGGGCGTTTTGGTCTCCAGCATCTCGTTTCATCTCTGCGTTCAAAAAAGCAACCGGGTCTTCTGAGACTTGTTTATTGCGAGCCTCAATCATTGCATCGAATGTAGACAAAGCCTCTATTAAAACATTCTTCTTTCTAGGATTAACCTCGGCATTTTTTTGGTTTACCAGATTATTTCTAGCAAATTCTATTAGTTCTGAATTGGATGTCTTTATAAGACTGTAAACCCCTGCCGCTGTTGTAATAGCTTGTGCTTGGTCAGCTACGGTCTCAGCCAATATCTCTCCCTCTGGCCCGAGAGAGGTTGCCACACCTACGGTATCGTCCAGCAACTCTTGTACTTCATCTGTAATAACGCCGCCGTTCGATATTAAGGTATCTTTTGCGGCTTTTAAGTTTGTAGTAACTGTGTTTTCAGCCCTCGGCACACGCTCTTTTATTTCATTATCAATAGAGGACTCAAACGCTATCCTTGTGCTTCTGTCCATATTCTTGGCAATACCTGTTCCGCTTTGCGCTTCTTGCTTAGCAGATTGCAGATACGACAAAGACTTACCTTGAAGACCGAGGGTTGCGCTTTCTAAAAGTTCCTTTTGCTCCTCACTTGAAGCAATGTCTCTCTTTATTCTCAGCGAGTTTGCTACTGTAGCCCTGATGTCTGACGGGATTTCGGAAATATCAAAAGTAAGTTTTGTGTCTTCCCTTTCGACAAGCGCAGATAAGTTATCTGGGTTTCGTAGCTGGGCTATTACGGAATCAAACTCATCCTGACTTAGACCAGCTTCAAAAACTTGCCCGGAAATTGTTTCTACTTTGGTCGCAATCGCCAAGTCTTTTGCCACCGCCAAGTCATTGATAGCTTTAGCTGTCTCCGCTACAGTAAACTCATCGCCTTTAGCTTTATTCAGTTCTTCACGGGCGCGGTCAATAAGGCTTATAGAAGAACCAGTTGGGTCTGCCGTTACCCCAGCAATCACTTGCTTTAAAAATTCAGCTCTAAAACTTGAGGGAGTGTAGTTTATTGACAGACCCTTAGTCATTCCGTCTTGTATCTTTTTTATCCCCTGCTCATAAAGGGCTGTATGCAGCTCTGTTTCGTCTCCGAACTCATCAAAGGTCATTTCTTTGTCAGCCCAAGCAAAGGCCATCTCTGTCGCCAAAGATTTAAGAGACTCGTTTTCTGCGGCAGATGTTACCCGGATGTGATTGGCAAAAGCTGCTTGCTTTACATTGGTGTACTGTGGCGCAAACTTTTGGCGCACTCTTTTTTCCACAGCTTGTTTTTGGCTTCTTGTTAGGTTAAGGCCAGCAATCTTGTTGATGTATTTGTCCTCAATCTTTTTTAGCCCTTCGGCAGCAGTTGCAGTATCGGTTTCTGTCAATCCAATTCTGTAGTCATCCGCTTCCTGTCTGCTTAAGTTTTCATATTCTGTAGCAGTCCTGTCAGTTTGCAGTTGCTTTTCAGCTTGCCCAAACTGAAAGGCTATATCGCCGACTGTTTTTGCCAAACCAGCAGCAGCCCTTCCAGGCGCGGTAAACGCCCCTACATCAGCTCTGCGAGATAATTGTCCGGCCTCTAGCTTAACGGCAGTTGGTGCGCCTTGATTGTATAGCGGTATTCTCGGCATTTTATTATCCTAATAGTGTAGCGCCTTGAGAAGCGCCCTGTAATAGTGACTGATAAGCCTGAGTTTTTAGCGCAGACGCACGGGCTTGGCCTTCTGTTCTTGTTAGTTGAGCGTCCGCAGTTGCTCTTGCTTCCGCAATATCACCAGAATATTGTATCCGCAGTGCATCTTTTTCGGTTTTGAAATAGGTGTCTGCTAGTGCTTGCAGTGGGCTGCCTGACATTTGCACTCCAGATGCGGCAGTCGTTGCCCTCTGCGTTGCGGCAAGCCTTGCAGAATTTCTGCGCAAGTTTTTCTCATCATCTGCTTTTTGGCGCTGCTCAAGTACCAGTTCATTTTCACGCACTTGTGCATTGTACTCAGCAACCTGTTTAGCAGACTTAGCCGCCGTTTGATTGCCTTTGAAGCCCATAACACCGCTGAGTACACTAGCCCCAGCCGCTGCCATCATAATCGGTTCTGGCATTACGCAAACCTCGCTACTCTACGGTAGTCACTACCATCTGGCCCATACTTTTTCATCAGACCTTCATCCTCAAAACCTAACCAGCTTGCGAAGCGCAGAGCTTTCTCATCATTAACTGATACGCTGGCCTGTATTCTCCACAATTTGTTATCTGCCATTATACCTTCAAATAACCTATCTGTATATCTAGCAACGGTTTTCGGAACTTTGTAGCCGTGCTTAGACATCACTATCCAACCTTCTGCAACCCCACCCCATAATATATGCACCCCGGCTGCGGCCATAATCAGCTCATCCTTGAACAAACTGTAGCCCCTAATCGCATGATGATTATAGAACATAGCCCGTGCTTCTGGGGAAAACTCGTAGTCGGTTTCTATGAAGTGGATATGCTCCTCATCAAAAGGCACTAAATTATACATCGAATGTGTTTGACCTCCGAATAATCGCCAGCACAGTCATAGGCAATGGCTGGTTCTGCCGGATAACGACCCGTGCATCATTGTCATAGCCGGACGGGAAAGATATCTCTTTGTCGCCAGTAAACAACGGAACAGCAGTATTCATAGCCATGCTGGAGTTTCTAAAGGGTATGCGGTCAAGATTGTTAATATCTGGGCCAACCTCTGCGCCTACTGTATTTAAAAAGCGGCTAGTTACACTGTGGATTCTCTTGATATTGCCCTGAGAAGTCCCGTCATTGCCGCCAGCCTCTAGCCGGAGGGTTTCTACCAGAGATGTGTAGTTGTAGCCCAAATGGACTACAGAGGCGCTTCTATCCAGTGTTATCTTGCCGTCTGTCACTGTCTTATTGGCGTGGGTAGCCCCATCAGCTAGAATAGCTACTTCTTCGCCTTCTAGGTGATTGATGCCGCTAATACTGGTTGTAGCTGACCCGGAGTATGTCAGGCCGCTATCCACAAAGAAGGCATCCTCAATATCATCCCCGAAGTTAATTGGCTTTAAATACTCAATATGCCGAACAGTTGTACCATTTATTGTACGCTTTACGGATAGATATACTTGGTCTTCTGCGCCACTTGGGATAGCGGAAATACTTTCCACAATAGGGTTTGTTCCACCTAGAGGGTGTGTATGCCAACCTACAGCTCCATTTGCTCTGTCATACGTTAGGCCAATTAGCCGCCCATCACTATGCACGAACCAGATAACCAGCTCTGGCTCTTGCTGCCATACCATGTCGGTCACGCCGCCTCTGGTAATATGGTCAGCTAGTATAGACAGCTCTACGCCTGTCAGTCCGTCTTGTGCCTCACTAAAGGTAATCTCCTTCACCTTCTCCTGACCCTTCTGGATAAAGATGGTCGAAGAAGCAGCTCGCAGAGGGGTAATGTCAGATGTGCCAAATGTTGTTTCGCGCAGCACGTTTACATTTGTAGGGCTGAGAACAGCATTGCCACCGCCTGACATAGTAAACTCAGCACTGGTGGTCATAATCTGTAGGAAGCGACCTTGCATCATGTGCTTGATAACATTGACTTTATCAGAGGCAATAGTGACATTAATCGCATCATCGTCATTAGTGCCGGGGGTGTGGTTCTCGAAGTCAGCTGATACAGACCCGAAGATTGTCTGTGGCTGCCCTGTAGTGCCAGCAAAAAACAGTCTTTCTTCATAGAAAGCCAACGCCCTTGGATAACCTTGGTCTCCGCCAAATGCGCCTAATGACCAGCGCTTTGTTGCGTTTGCAGAGCCGACAACGTGGTCGGGAAGTGTGGCCACACCTATAGCGTCAGTCTGGACAACAGCGGTAACTGTGGTTGCGTTAGTAAAAGCAGTGATTTTTACATAGCCAGTATCATCATGCTGGTATTCCCAGTCGATAGCCCCGTAAGTCTCAGTGCCGTCTAAGTGTACTGGTGGTGAATTGTTGGATGTCTGTGTTGAGCCTGTAACATTCTTGTACACATGGCCATCATAGCGTACTGTGTCATTGTTGTTGTAGCTTGTGTTGGCTTCCCATTCGTCATGCTCAATCTCAAGAAGCTCTCTAAAACGAATATAACGCCCTACATCTGCGCTGGTAAACAAGCTGGCAGAAGCCGTAATAGTTACTGTGCCTGTTTGGGCAGAAGCATACAAAGTGGTGCTGGTGATATTCTCATCCAAGTATGGCCCATCCACAAAGTCCACATCTGTCAAAGTGAATGATGTGGCTGTAGTTCTTGTCAGCTTGGCTGGTTCATGGTCTTTATGCGCTAGATAAATAACATCGGCAGACTGAGCATGGTTAATCTCAAAGATGTCCGTAACGCTATAAGTGGTGGTTACTTCCACAATCTTGCCTACTGCACCGCCAGATGTGTACGCATCATAGTTTGTACTGTCTATGCTGGACAGCTCGAATGTGTTGGTTGTTGCGTTAGCTACAGTAAATTCAAGGTTATTTACCTGAGACATCCCGGCAACACTGGTAATAAACACTCTATCGCCATTAGATAGGCCATGTGATGCGGCTGTCACTACAGCAGGATTAGCTTGGGTAATCCCTGTAATAGCTGTAGTAGCCTCAGTCAGTATGCCACCGTCTTTGAAGAAGCGGATATAGTTAGCACCAAACTCCAGGATATAGGCTTGTTCATCGCTAAACTCGAAGCTGATAAGTCGCACTTTGCCACCATCTTTACTGCGACCAGCAAAGTATGTACCCGGGCGGCGAGTAATACCCCCGGATGGGAAGCTCAACATATTCTGTAGAGTTTGTGCGCCTTCGTTGTACTTGGGTAGGTCTACGCGACCTTCCAAGCGTGGCGATAGCTCCCCAGACCGAAAGTTGGTAAGAATGGTGGATACGCGAGCCATAGCCTAGAACCTTATGTTCGTAAAGTCTTCTGTGATAATCCTGTCTGGTTTGCCTTCGATAGCATCCATAGACCGAGCCTCTCTTAGACGGGACTCGTACAACCCGAACATTTGCTGCGCTACAGTCGTGCTGCCAGTAATATTGTATGCCAAGTCTGCTGCTAGTCGGTGGGCTATGGTATTGGATAACAGAGAGTCGTACAGCTCAGTATCTTCTTCTCTCGCTATATAAATAATCCTACAGATATCCTCATCGGTCAGGACGTTTCTACCCTCTATCTTAAACATGGCTTGTGTATCATACGGCGCAATATCCCCGTCCACATTTGATGTAAACAAGGATAGAACACGCAAGCAGTAAGGGTCTGTGGGTAATGTAAATGCGTTTGTAAAGCCAAATGCCGGGGCTGTAGTGTTCTTGGCTAACTGTGTGCGAACAATAGCACAGTTCCACGGATGCGCCCGTAGTACAGCATCCCGTACAGTATCAAATCTGCGGTTGCACAATCTAGCTTCTTTGGAGTTTTGAGTAAGTGAAATAATGGTTGCTGCACCCAACAAGTCCATAGCTTCATTACATATATCAACAACGGAAGGCATTACTTCACTAACCTTTCAAGTTCAATTAACGCCCCGTGGCTAGAGTTGCTATCGCCGCCTCTTGTTGTATTGCCTACAAACTGTGCCTCTGCAACCAGCGCCTTTAAGCGTTCTGTCGATAGTATTATAACAATACCACCATTAAGTATAAATGCCCAATGGTCTGCCTCAGTTGTGGCAACGCCAGAGGGCTTTCCCCTACAAAAAAACTCCACAAACACTCGACCAGTCTGTGAAGCCTTGAAATCTCTTTTGACCTCTAAGGTCTTCGATTGTAACAGCTCGGCCAACCACTTTTCCTCTAGCTGGCCTACTTTTAAATCATAGCGGAAATCGCTATTAAACTGCATCCCTAGCCTTCCCCCGAAGGGAGGAGAGGCGACTTTCGCCGCCTCGCCCAATGGTTTGCTTAGTTCACAACGTACTGGATGATGAAAGACATATCCCCAGCAGTACCACCAGCAGCGGTCATAGTGGCCGCGATGTAGTAGAAACCGCCTGGGTCTGAGCTATCACCAGCAAGTTCGTACATTTGCTTGCCAGCAGTGTTAATGTCGGCTGCTTCAAAGCGAACCTCTGCCATGCCAGCACCATCTGCAACAGCACTTGCAAATGCGTCAACATCTTTTACTGCACCAGCAGATGTGTAGATGCCTACGTCAAATGCACAAGTGCCGCCAAGGTTGTCTGAGCCAATCTGGATAGATGGCACAGAAGCATTACTTGGGATTGGTGCAAGCATTACGATGTCACCTGAATCGGAGTCAGTGGTGTCCAGAGCGATAGTGCCCTGTGCAACACGGACAACCCCATGCAGATTATGTGCATCGTTTGCGACTGGAGGAGTAGCTTCGAAGTTTGCTACGAGTGTTGAATCTTTAGTAGTCATAATTCATTACTCCCTTAAGCAGCTTCGTCACAGTCAATCTGAACGACTTTTTCTTCTTCCATGCGAGTCGCGCCAATAGACATACAGTAGTACACCTGAGTTGCGTAGCCTTTGTCGCTACGCTCGTCAATGCGAGCCATAATGTCTTTGCCGACTGCCAGAGCAAGACCATCCTCTGCCCATGCGAAGCATGAACGGATGTCGCCAGTTTTTGACAAACGGTTAGAAACGATGAAACGGAAGCCCATGAAGGTATCAATTTCACCCTGAACAAGAGCCTTCACAGTGTTGAAGTCTGAGGAAGTAACAGTGGTGCTACCTAACAGGGCTTCAATCTGGTCTGGGCCAACAGCGATATAACGAGGGATTGATGGGTCTACATCAGCCAAGTCCAGCTTCTTCTTAGCTTCGCGCAGCTTATCCAGAGTCATATCTGCACCGCCGTTAGCAATCTGCTGAGCAGCAGGGAGA